ACCAAGCTGGTGATAGAGTTATTGAAACTAGTCCTTATAAAGATAAGGTAATAGTTGAATATAGAACAGATATAGTTCAAGGTGGCTTAATTCGAGAAGATTCTAAGTGGTTTAATTATGATGTTATAAGTGACGCGTGTAGTGACAATTACGCTTTATCTAAAAGACTACCTTTTAAACTTAAAATCGGAAGTGCCTCAGCATATAGTGCAATTAAAAATACTTTTTGTAGAGCATTACGTAATATAGAGATAGTTCCTTATGAATAATGAACTCTAAGAACTCCAAATATAGACAGGGTGTATTCGTTCCTATAAACAAAGGTAAATTTATAGGAGCGAAGGCGTTTTATAGATCTGGATTGGAGCTTAAGTTTATGAGGTTTTGTGATAATAACTCCAATGTAGTTATGTGGGGATCTGAAAATGTAATTATACCATACATATCGCCTTTAGACGGCAGAGCTCATAGATATTTTGTAGATAATTTCGTTGCTATAAAAGAAGGTAACGTGATTAAAAGGTATTTAGTTGAAATAAAACCTTCAAGACAAACAGCTCCTCCTAATACAAAGTATAAAAAGAAGGAGCATTTAATATACGAGCAATCGATGTATGTTGTAAATCAAGCTAAATGGCAAGCAGCGAGAGAGTTCTGTAAGAAGAGAAGTATGGATTTCTTAATTTTAACAGAAAAAGAGATAGGTTAAATAATACTATATGTAGATTTTAACGCATTAGCTATAAATAACAATATGGCATTAAAGCTTAACCTATTAGTAGAGAAACCGGCACTTGAGGATCAATTCGAATACGTAGTAGAAGAATCCAATAGAAATTCACCTTCTACGCTCTATATTAAGGGTCCATATATGATGGCTGAAGGTGTTAATAAAAACAAGCGCCTATACCCAATTGAAGAGCTTAGACGTGAAGTTCAACGATATAACGAAGAAATGGTTATTCCAGGTCGTGCCATGGGTGAGTTGAATCACCCAACGACTGCTGATGTTGATCTTGAAAGAGCATGCCATATCGTTACTGAGCTATATGAAGACAACAATGTATTCTTTGGTAAGTCAAAAGTCCTCTCAACTCCTTGTGGTCTAATAGTTAAGTCGTTGATTAATGATGGTGTAAAAGTAGGTATGTCATCAAGAGCTTTAGGTACACTTGAAGAAGGTTCAAATCACAATGTTGTACGTAATTTAAAATTAGTTGCTGTTGACTGTGTTGCTGATCCCTCTTTCCCTAAAGCTTTCGTTAATGGTATACTTGAATCTAAGCAATGGGTAGTTGCAGAAAATGGTAAGTATGAAGAAGTGTATGAGTCTTTTGAAAAGTCTCTACGTAATCTACCTAAAAAGGGTGTTGACTTTTTCTTACGCGAACAAATCCTTAAATTTATACAAAGTATATAAATATTAACATGGCTAAAACAAAAACTAAAACAAAACCATCTACTCGTAAGAAAGCTACGAAAGATTATGATCGTGATGGTAAGGTAGAATCACCTACTGATGAATATATGGGAAGCAAAGATAAAGCTATTCGTAATGCTAAGCGTAAAAAGCTTAAAGAGTCTGCTGACATTACTAACTTTATTACCGCAGTTTCTTCAAAAAAATATGCCGAGGCAAATAAATATTTAAAGGCCATTATTACTGATAAAATTCAAACTAGAATTAAAAATTCACTTAATGAACCCCTCTTCACAATATGAAAGTTAAATCTCTACTAACTGATGACGCTAAGCAGGTTCTTTCTGAAGAATCTCTCAACATTATTGAAACCGCTTTTCAGAAGAAGCTTAAGCTATCTGTTGAGTCTGCTCTAACAGCACAAGACGATCTTTATGCAGAAAAGCTCGAAAAGTTAATGAAGGCGATCGACAAAGATCACACTTCTAAGCTTACAAGAGTTGTTGAAGCTATCGATAAGAGCAATGCTGGTAAGCTTATTAACGTTGTTAAGCGTTATGATAGGGCGCTTACAGTAGAAGCAAAACAACTAAAGAATACTCTTGTAGAGACTATTTCAACTTATCTTGAAGAGTTTCTTGATGAAGCTATTCCAGCTGAAGCAATTTCAGAAGCTACAAAGAACAAAACAGCTATCGAAGTACTTGGCAATCTTCGTAAGGTACTTGCAATCGATTCTGCTCTTATGTCAGAGTCTGTTAAGCCAGCACTTGTTGATGGTAAGAAGCAAATCGACGAGCTATCTGCTAAGGTTGAACAGCTTTCTAAGGAAAACGGTCTTCTCAAGGAAAACTTCCTCAAGACTAAAGCAGCACTTGTTCTTGAAAATAAGACTTCGGGCTTACCTGAGAAAAAGAAAGAATATCTTAAGAGAGTTCTTGGTGATAAGACTCCTAAGTTTATCGAAGAAAACTTCGATTATACTTTAAGACTTTTCGAAAAGAAGGAAAAAGAAAGAATCGATATCCTCAAAGAAGAAGCTTTTGATAATAGAAGAGTAAAAGCTGACGCTCCTATCATTAGGGAATCGGTTCAAGCAAAAAATCCCACAAAAGTTATAAATCCTTATATTTCTGAGCTACAGAAGTATAAATAATAACGTTACAGATTTTTAACCCTGAACAATGAGGTCAATTTAGACCTGAGTTAGAAAAAAAGGAAAAAGCAAACATGAAAATACGTCCAACACAAGCATTTGTAGATAAAAATAGAGCTGAAGCACTACTCGAGAAGTGGGCTCCAGTTCTTGACTATTCGTCAGATTCAGTTAAGGCTATCGGAAATGAGAATACCAGACTTAATACAGCTATTCTTCTTGAGAATCAAGAACAATGGTGTAATGAGGCTAACACAGCCGGTAGCGGCGGTGTATTTGGTAGCGCAGGCAGTAACCAGATGTATAATCCAGGTACTAACGCTATCAACAGCGGTGACAACTACGCAAGTGGTGACTCACGTCTTCCAAAGATCCTCATTCCGATGATCCGTCGTACCTTCCCTGAGCTTATCTCCAACGACATCGTTGGTGTGCAACCTATGTCAGGTCCAGTAGGACTTGCATTCGCCCTACGTTATGGTTATCAATCCCAAGGCCTTGGCCAGGGTGTTGATGGTACATCGTATTCTGGTACTACCGTTGGTGGTGCAGGTACCATTCCAGGCGTAAATGCCGGTTATACCGGTATTGGTGGTAGTCTACCAAATACAACTAACGAATTAGGTTATCAGTTCCTGGACACTCGTTTCACTGGTGCTTCTTCACAGAAGCTCTCTGGTGCAACAGGTGCGTGGACATTCGCAGCACAAGATCAGGGCGTTGCCCAGATCCTATCTGCGTTTGAAATCACTGGTAACATACCACAGGTTGAAGTCAAGTTCGAAAAGACAGCTGTTGAAGCTGGTACTCGTAGACTTGGTGCACGCTGGTCCGTTGAACTAGAACAAGACCTTAAGAACATGAACGGTATCGATATCGATGCTGAGATCACAAATGCGATGAGCTATGAGATCCAAGCAGAAATCGACCGTGAAATGATCATGAGAATGGTCCAGTCCGCCCTCAATGCAGGGTACGGTTCTGGCTTCTCTTTCTGGTCTCCAGCTTCAGCAGACGGCAGATGGCTCGTTGAGAGAAACCGTGACTTCTATCAGAAGCTTATCATTGAAGCAAACAGAATCGCTGTCCGTAATAGACGCGGTGCTGCTAACTTCATCGTCGCAACTCCAAGAGTTTGCGCGATTCTTGAAATGCTTCCTGAATTCCAGTGGGTACCTGTTCAAGGTGATGTTTCAACTCAACCAGTTGGCATTGCTAAGGTAGGTTCCGTTGGTGGAAGATTCACAGTGTATCGTGATACTCGTACAGAAGTACAGAACTCTACAATCTACGGCAACGTAGGTTACGGAGCTACCTCTACTGCTCCTGAGTACGCGCTACTTGGTTATAAAGGTTCAGAGTTCTACGACACTGGTATCATCTATTGCCCTTACATTCCTATCATGGTTCAGAGAACTATTGGTCCAAACGACTTCGCACCACGCGTTGGTCTACTTACCCGTTACGGCGT